AACCGGAACCGCCGCCCCCCGTTCCTGTCCCTCCGGGACCCGGCACCCTCGAGCTCTTGTGGATCGAGGAGACGGCAGCAAGGACGCCAGAGCAGGCCAGGGCACTCACGGACCGCGCCATCCGTGATGCCTTGGCCGCCGCCGGGTGGTCACTGCGGGTTGTGGACCAAGACATTACCGACGAAACGGGCAAAACACCGCCTGACCTAGCCCCGGCCATTGCCGCAGCGAAACAGGCCGGTCTCCCGTACCTCATCGTTCGCGCACGCAATGGGGCGGAGGTCTATGCGGGGAAGGCCCCGCCGGATTTAACCGCATTCCAAGCCTTACTCCAGCGACTCGGGCTGCGACTCAATGACCAGAACACCCAAACCCCGTCTGCGACTCAACAAGCGACCGAACAGGCGACGGAACAAACCACGTCCGCGGGAGAAACGGACGCCTGTCCAACCGGCCAGTGCCCAACCGGAAACACCACCGGCCAACGGCAGCAGCGTGTTTATCTCTTTCGCCGACGATAGTGAGAAGCAAGCCAAGACCAGGAAGAAGCACGACGCATGATTGTTTATGATCTGTACATTCGGGAAGGGAACCGCCAGTATCACCTGGGCTGTCTCCCTAGACGGGCTGAGGTGGGAAGCCTCTTCCCGAGTTTGGAGAGCCGCCCCGAAACCCCGCTCATCCCTCGGGAGAAGTGGCAACCGATCGACTTTCGCCACCTTGTGCCGAAGATTCTTGACCAGAATGGAACCAACGCCTGCAACGCCTTTGCCGCCGTGCAGGCCTTGCATGTGATTCGGGCCGAGGCGGGTCTGCCCTTTGTCGAACTCTCGCCGGGGAATCTCTACGGGCAGATCAACGGCGGGGCGGACCGCGGGTCTCTGTTGGGCGACGCAGTGCGGGCCCTGGTTGATACGGGGGTTTGCAAGGCCGCAACGGTCTCGCCGCTCCAGTGGCGACGCTCCCGCTGGCCCAACAACTGGCGTGACGAGGCCAAACGCTTCCGCATTCTGGAGGCCTACGACTGCCCCACCTTCGACCACATCGCGAGTGCCATTCAGTACGGCTTCCCGGTGGACTTCGGTGTTATGGTGGGGGGACGCTTTCGGCCTAACCCGGAGACAGGCTGGCTGCCGGAATATCTCGGTGGGGGAGGGGGACATGCCATGTGTGGCGTGGGGCTGGCCTATCACGAAGGGCATAGGACCTGGGGGATTATCGCCGCCAACTCCTGGGGCGAGAAGTGGGGCCTGAATGGATTCTGCATCGTGCCGGAGAGTTATTTCCGACGGAACGCCTTCGCCGATGCCTGGGCCGTGCGTGGTGTCGTGGACCCCCAAGGGGAATGGTAACCGAGATAGAAAACAAGGACTGTCGCTCAATGACCGAGGACCGTTGGCAACGCTTGGAGACTAAAATCAGTGACATCCAGGCCGGAATCGCCGAAATCCGTTCAATCTATGACGCGCACAGCAAGGCGATTGAGCGTCTGGAACGGACGATTTACGGCAACGGGAGCACGGGCCTGGCCACCAAGGTCTCGGCCATTCTCTGGATGAGTTCGGCGATAGCAGGGTTTGTAGCTCTCCTGCTGGCTCAGGCTATTGCGTCGTGGGTGGAGCGGTCGTGATGGCCAGGAAAAGGGAGAAAAAAGCAGTTTCTCAACCGTCGGCGACTACACAAAACCTCACACCAAAGCAAGTCGCATTTCTGACGGCCTACCGGGAATTTGGAAGCGTCTCACGGGCGGCGAAAGCGGCAAAAATCACAAGGCGAACGCATTACGACTGGCTGGAGCACGAACCCTACCGCAGCGAATTTCTCAAGGCCCGTGAGGCGGCGGCGGAACTTCTCCTGGATGAGGCGATTGATAGAGCGGTTGATGGCAGCGACCGGCTGCTGGAGTTCCTCTTGAAGGGATTCAAGCCGGAGATTTTCAACCGGCAACGGGTCGAGATTTCGCCGTCGGGTCCAGGCTTAGCGGGCATGGCCATCTGGCAATGGAGCGATGAGCAACTTGAGGAAGAGATCAAGCGATACCGCCGAATTGTCGAGGGATGACAAACGCTGGCTAGCCTTTCTTCTTCGGGAAAAGGCCCTCCGTGAATCCCGTCGTGATCTCTTGGCGTTCACGCTCTTCACGAAACCCGATTACCAGGTCAATTGGCACCATCGACAACTCGCACAAAAACTTCAGCAACTGGAATCCGGAGAGATTCGTCGTCTGATCGTCTGCATGCCCCCCCAGCACGGCAAGAGCGAACTAGTCTGCCGCCGGTTTCCGGCCTGGGTCCTGGGGCGGCAGCCGCAGACGCGGATCATCGCCTGCACGCATACGGCGACCCTGGCCGAGGCCCATAGTCGGGACATCCAGCGGATCATGGAGGCGGAGGACTATCGGGCGGTCTTTCCCGGGGTAGCTCTACCGTCGGCGGAGAAACGCCCTTCTGGGCGCTTTAAGCGGACGGATGACTATTGGGAGTTGCCCCAGGGTGGGTATTTCCGGGCCGCGGGGGTTGGTGGGGCGATCACTGGACTCCGCTTCGATCTGGGGATCATCGACGATCCAGTGAAGAGTCGCGAAGAGGCCGAAAGCCCTGTCATCCGGCAACGGATTTGGGAGTGGTTCATCAGCGACTTCTTCACGCGCCGCTCCCGCGATGCGCGGATCGTGGTCTGCATGACCCGCTGGCACAAGGACGACCTCGTGGGGCGGTTGCTCAAACAGGAGGATGGGGACAGGTGGGAAGTCCTGGAGCTCCCCGCCTTGGCCCGGGAGGAGAGACGGCACAGGGAGGATCCACGGGCCCCCGGAGAGGCCCTCTGGCCGGCCTTTCTGGACGCCGAGGCTCTGGAGAGAACTCGTAGGCAGGACCTGCGGGCCTTCGCCGCCCTCTACCAGCAGGACCCGGCCGAGGCCGCCGGGACGGAGTGGCCGCCGTCCTACTTCGGCGATTGGCTCTGGATCGAAGAGGACCGCTGGCCGCCGCCGGCCGATTGGTGGGTGGTGGCGATCGACCCGTCCCGCGGCCGGGCCGATTTACCGGGCGACGATACGGCGATTGTGGCGGTGGGCGTGGCCCAGGACCGGGGACTGCTCTACGTGGACGCCGACATCCAGCCGCGGACCCCGGAGGAGACGATCCGCCGGGCCCTCCAGCTCTACCAGGTCTATCGACCGCAATGGGTGGTGGTCGAGTCCAACCAGTACCACGGCTTCCTGGAGCGGCAACTGGAGCGGGAGAGTCTGGCCCGGCTGGGATTAAGGATTCCCGTCTGGCCGATCCACAACACGGAAAACAAGCTCATGCGGATTCGGCGGATCGGGCCCTATCTGGCCAACCGCGAACTCCGCTTCCGCCGCAATCCCGGCTGCCGCCTCCTGGTCGAAGAGCTGGAAGACTTTCCCCTGGCCGAGCATGACGACGGTCCGGATGCCCTGGAGATGGCCCTGCGGCTGATCCTGCAATCGGTGGTCGCCCCGCCCTCGGCCCTGGAGCGGGAGAGTTCCCGTCCCGGAAGCGTCCCCGAGCTGTGATAGGATCGGGGGAAAGGAGGGCTGAGATGGCCTTTGACGCCGGAAAACTCTTTCGCCGGGCGGATGTCGCCCTGCAGCGGGAACTGGAGGAGAGCTTCCGCCGCTCGCCGCTCGGGTTTCTCCTCCAGACGGTGCGGACCCGACCGGTGGCCGATCCGCAGCGGCTGATGGAACAGCTGGGCCGGGGGGCCGGTCTGCGCGAGCTGCGTGGGACGAGTGTCTGGGAGATTGCCGGGGCGATCGAGCGGTACGCCGGCCGCTCCGAGTGGACGCTCGTCAAGCAGTTCCTGCGGTCGATGGGGCCGGTGGGGACGCTCCTCGAATCACTCTTCACGCCCCTGGGTAAGGCACCTTTCGAGGCCCCGGGATTCCGCCTTTCGGCCTTTGACGCGATGAATTTCCTGCGGGCGTTCGGCTTCGAGGTCCTCCCGCCGAAGGAGATGAAACTCCCGCAGGAGGAGAAGGAACGGGCGATCTGGGCGGCCTACTATTTTTTGCGGGAGCATGCCGACCTCCTTTTGCGGCAGCCGGAATTTGGGCTGGCCCCCTCGGTGGAACGACCAGCCCAGCTCGAAGAGCGGGTGGAGGAGCGGCGGGAGGCCAAACTCCCCGACTCGGGAACGGTCATGGTCCCGATGCGGTTCGGTCCGCCGCGGGAGTTTCCCGTCGATCACCCGATCGTGACCGGGGAGATGGTCGAGGGCGCCTCAAGCAACGTCCATTCCATCGGTTACGATCTGGATCAGCACATCCTCTATGTGCGGTTTTGGGTGGAGACGGTCCGTCAGGGGCAGATTGTCCGTTTTCCGGGGAGTGTCTATGGTTATCGGGACGTCTGGCCGGAGGAGTTTTTGGCCTTCCTCCAGGCCCCTTCCAAGGGGAATTGGGTCTGGGACAACCTTCGGGAACGGGGAACCGTCTCCGGCCACAAGAAGCACTACTTTTTGGCCGGGATCACAGGCGATTACGTGCCGCGGCAGGCGGCCCTCACCACGGTCCGCGGACCGAAGACCGGCAGGAAATACATCGCCGAGGTCTTCCGGCCGCGGACTGTCTTTCACGAAGGCCAGTGGATCACCTCGAAATTACCCTTCGAGGTCGTCCAGGTCTTCAAGGTCGTCAAGCCGGCCCGGCCCGGACTGCGGCCCCTCCTGGGACTGGAGTGAGGTGACTGTCCCGGTTTTGGCAGATGACCCTGGTATATTCGGGGTATGGTGAGTTTTCTGGAGATTGCCAAGCCGAAGAGTTTTCCCGAGGAGGCCTTTTTCAACGTCCAGGACGTGCCGGTCTTTGTGGCCCACCAGGCGACCCTCTCCGATGGACGGCGGGTGGTCTTCGGCCCGCAGGAGCTGGCGGCGATTGTGGCCAATTGCAACCGCCGGATTGAGGAGACGGGCGATTACGCCGTGATCACGCTGGGTCACACCCCGGCCCCCGGCCAGGAGAAGCCCGAGCCGGAGGTTGTGGGATTTGCCGGGCCGTTCCGGCTGGGGGAATTTGGTGGGCGGCCGGCAATCCTGGCCGATTTTCATATCTTCCAGGAGCACAAAGACGTCCTGAAAAAATATCCCCGGCGGAGTCCGGAGTTTCGCCTGGTGGAAGACTTGCGCCAGACCCACCTCGACCCCATCGCCCTGCTCGGGGCCGAGCCCCCGCGGCTCGATATGGGGCTGACCCTGCTCTACCAGGAGCGGGATGGCGAGACCCTGGTGGAGCGTTATGCCGCGGTCCTGCCGGCCGCGAGCAACACATATGTCCCTTCGACCACGCACAAGAAGGAGAGATACACGATGGCCAACGAAGAACTCGTTCAGGAAATCATTCAGGCCCTGGAGCAACTGGACTGGGTCCAGTGGACCAAGCGGAAGATGGCGGAGGAGCAAGCGGCCGCCGCCACGGGCAACCAGGAGCCGACGGAGAAGTTGCAGGATCAGCCTTCGGATAAGATCGATCCCGAGAAGGCTAAGAAAATCCTCGAAGATGGCGAGATCGATGGCAAGCCACTCACGGAAGAGCAGCGGAAGATGTTCGCCGCGGCGGCCTCCCGGGAAAAGGACCAGGATCAGGCCCTGCGTGAACGGTATCACCTCCTTGAGCAGCACCTGGAACGGCAGCGGACGGAATTGGAGCGACTGAAGCAGGATGTCGAGGCCGAGCGGGCGGCCCGCGTCAACGCCGAACGCTATTCGCAGTTGGTGCAACTCCGTCAGGTCTACGCCTTCGATCTGGAGAAGGAACTGGAGCGCTGCCGCTACTCGAAGATGGGGGACGAGCAGTTCAAGGACCACCTCCAGATCATCCGGGAAAATTACCGCCGCATCCCGGTCGGGGAGCGGTTGCCGGCGTTGGGGGCGGCGGTTGAGCTGGATGAGGCCCGCGAGAAATACAGTGAGGACGTGCGGCAGCGGGCTGTGGCGATCGCCAAGCGGAAGAAGGAACAGGGTGAGAACGTGAGCTTCGAGGAGATTCTGGAGGCCGTTCGTAGCGGCAAGATGTGATGGAAGGAGACAAAAAATGGCCATTTTGAGTTTCAAAGCCAGTGCGAATATCAGCCCCAGCCGCTTCGTGACGATTTCGGGGACGAAGACGGTAGCCCAGGCTGGTGACAACCAGGAGATCCTGGGGGTGGCCCAGGAGGGCTCGAATAAGGCCCCCTTGCAGGACATGGTCTCGACGGTCTATGCCGCCGAGACCGGCCAATCCCTGATGGTCTATGGCCCAGGGGAACTCTGCCTGGTGGAGGCCGGCGGGACGATCAACGCCGGAAACCTTCTCAAGGCGGATTCCCAGGGGCGTGCCGTGGCGATTGCCACCACGGGGACGACGATCCAGAACTACGGAGCCGTAGCCCTGGAGGGTGGGGCCATCGGGGATAAGATCCTCTGCCTGGTCCTGCCATTGCAGAAGGTCCGACCGGCCTTGACCTGATGAGAGATGGAAAACGCCAGTTAGCAAGGAGGATATCCCATGCCGCAAGTCATGCCTGCGAGTTCCAATACGTTTGTCCCGGTGGCGTTGGCCAAGGACAAACTGGTCGTGGATTTTGCCCGCGACCCGAAAAAATTCAAGGTCACGCAATACACCCAGGTCATCCCTGTGGAGAAGGATACAGGCTATTACCTGTACTTGGACCCCGACGAGGCCGGGCGAATCCTCAACACGGATGCCCGCGACTTCGTCTGGTACGATGGGGCCGACGCGCCGCGGCGCCATAGCGGGACGCAGGAATTCGAATTCCGGCCCTATCGGGCTACTCGGTACGAGTTTGATTTCACGCTGGGCTGGAAGGCCGTGCAACAGGCCTCCTGGGAGATTGTGGCCCGGCATGCCGCGGCCAAGGCCCAGCAGGCCATGACGCTGCGGACCCAGCTAGCGGCCAACATTCTGCTTGACAGCACGCAGTATGACAGCAGCCACGTGATCAACGCCACTTCAAGCTATGGGGCCTGGTCGTCCAGCACCCAGACCAACATGTCCATCCAGAAGACGTTGATCGCGGCCGCCGAGAAAATCCTCGACGATACCCTCGGCATGGTGACAAAAGACGACCTCGTGCTGGTAATGGGCACGGGGTTGGCGAAGACGATTGCCACCGCGCCGGAAATCATCGAGCTCGTGAAGTATCAGGCCGGGTTCGATTACATTCGGGGCGCAACTGAGCGAACGAACGTAAGTTACGGCGTGCCGGAGAGCCTTTACGGGTTCAAAGTGGTCGTGGATGAGACCCGCAAAGTGACGAGCAAGAAGGGCGGTACGCGGGCGGTGAGCTCGATCTGGCCGAACAACCAAGCCGTCCTCCTGGCCCGTCCGGGCGGGATGGAGGGGGCCGCCAACGTCATCAACTTCGCGGCCTGCTGCATCTTTATGTACGAGGAGATGACGGTCGAACAGAAAGACGATCCTGACAACCGGCGGCTGTTAGGCCGGGTCGTCGAGGATTACGACGTGCGGCTGGTGGCCCCCGCGGCGGCCGTCCTGATCACCAACATCACCTGAGGGAGGACCGTCGATGCTGGCCACGGTCCAGGATTTAATCGACCGCTACGACCGGGCCCTCCTGGCCGACCTGGCCCGCGATGACGGGACGGCGGAGGCCAATCTGGCAACCAACGCCCGGATTCTGGCGGCCCTCCGGGGGGCCAGCGGGGAGGTCCGCAGTGCCATCTTCCAGGGGAAGCGCTACACCCTGGAGGACCTCAACAATCTCCCTGAAGATGATCAGGCGTATCTTAAGGACCTGGTCTGCAGTCTGGCCCTCCTGCGACTGACGGCGGCCCGGGTGACGACGATCGGGGAGGAGACCTGGCGGGTCCTCCGCGATGATGTCCGGGACAAGCTGGAACAACTGGCCAGCGGCCAGCGGATCTTCCCCACAGCCGGGGCCCAGGAGGCGGGACTGCCGAAGGCGGAAGGGCCCCTCCTGGTGGAAATGCAGCGGCTCAATCTCCTGGTGGACCGCTGCGATGGCTATTATCCGCACCGGGGCGAACGCTGGCCCCATCACTAGCCAACGATAAGGGAGATGACCCATGCCGATCAGTGTCCAGGTTTCCGGTGCCCTCCTGGTCAAGGTGGGACCCCAGGGTGTGGCCGATAACGGTCTCGAGGTTCTCGGATATACGGCCAATGGGGCCCGCATCCAGGAGGAGGACTTTTTTGAGGAGATCCACAGCGATGAGCAGGGGGGCGACAGTGGCCCGCCGGTCGAACTGGTCTATCACGGGAAGCGGGTCCGCGTGACCCTGGAGCTGGTTAAATGGGACGCGACGGTGGCCGACAAGCTGGCGGCCCGGCTGACGAACGGGGCGCCTTCCCCTGGCAAGCAGTATGAGGCCGGGATCGTCATGATCGGGGGGAATAAGGCCTTCCGCCTCGTCCTCAAGTCGGCCGTGGGGAGCTGGGACCTCCCCGTGGCCATTGTGCGGGGGCAATTCGAGATGAACAAAGGCTCGCGGGCCAGCCGCCTCCTGATTGCCTTCGAGTGCTATCCCGACGAGAGCGGCTTCATCTACAAACCCTATACTGGAACTTGAGATGCCCGGCGATACCCTTTACTTGGTCGATTCTGCGGGGGTCCACGAGCTCCCTGGAATGCCGCCGGGAAATGGCCAATCCCTTTTCCCGCACGGGGCCGGGTTCATCAGTCTCTTCGGGGGTGGGGCGGCTCGGGTCTATTGGCCCTCTGACCAGGCCCTCAAACGGGCCCGCCAGCATGCCGTCCTGATGCGGGCTGACGCCTCGATCATGGAGTGCGTCGAATTGCGGCAGCGGGCCGTGGCCCTCCTCGACTGGCGGATCGAGTGCGAGCGGGACCAAGACCCGGAGTATACCCAGGTCCGCGACGTTCTGGAAACGATCTGCCGGCGGATCCCCCGCTTCATGCAGTACCGGGAAAATCTCCTCCATGCCATCTGGTTCGGCCGCTATGCGATCGCCAATCGCTACGCCTGGGACTGGATCGACGGGCAGAAACTGGTCGTGGTGACCTCCTGGATGCCGATCCACGGCGACAAACTGGTCTGGAAGATCGATGCCGACGCCAGTTCGGTCCTCGATGGGATCGGCCTGCGGGTCGGGGGCGGAACCGGATTAAGTGCCCCGATCAACCGCTGGCGGGAAGAACACCGCCGGTACATCGAAAGCACCGACTACGGTTGGGCCTATTTTCCGCCGCCGGGAACGAAAGAACTCCTCGTCGTCCACCGCCACTACATCGAGGATGGGGAATATGAGGAACCCCGCAACGCCGGAAAGATTTTCGGGGTGGGGATCCGTGACCGGATTTACTGGACCTGGTACCAACGGCAGGAGGCCCTGGCCTGGCTGATGGAGTTTTTGGAGCGGTCGGCCTTCGGGATCGAGTTGTGGTACTATCCGGCCGGCAATCCCCAGGGACGGGAGGAGATGAAGCAGGCCGCCACGGAACGAGTCGGGCCGGGGAAAAATATTCTCTTGATCCCGCGTCCGCCGGGGGTGGAAGGGGCGGCCTTCGGTGTGGAGCGGATCGAACCTTCCATGGCCGGGGCCCAGGTCCTGAAAGAGATTTTGACCGATTTCTTCGGGCATCAAATCAAGCGGTACATCTTGGGTCAGACGCTGACCACCGAGGCCCACGCCACCGGGCTTGGGAGCAACTTGGCCTCGATCCACCTCGATACCTTCCTCCAGATCGTCCGCTACGACGCGATCAATCTCCAGGAGACACTCAGCGAACAATTGGTGCGGCGGCTGGTCGTCTGGAACTGGCCGCATCTCGACCCGACCGCCTTCCGCTTCGTGATCGAGTTGGAAAAGGATGACACCCGGGAACGGCTGGAGGGGATCCGGGCGGCCTTCGATATGGGGCTGAAGATCAAGGCCGCGGAGATCCGCGACCTGCTCAATCTCTCCCAGCCGGGCGAGGATGAGGAATTCCTCCAGAATCCGGCCTACCGGCAATCGGTCCTGGGTGGGCCGCCCACGGACCAGGGGATGACCGCACTTAGAACATAGAGATGCCTGGCCATTGGACCCTGCATAAAAAACACGGTTGGGCACGCTTTCTGGAAAACTCCTGTCCAGAAGGGGGGTATGAAAAGAGGGGGCGAAACGTCATCTGCCGCAGCGGGCTCAATTCTGTCCCAGACGTCTTTTTCCAGCCCGCTATAATCGCCGGTATGGAGATTTACACACCGTCTGGCGATAGTGGTCTCTTCAATCTTCTAGGGAAGCTTTTTGCCCTGGCCCGCAGTCTGGACACAGCCCGCGGGGGTTCGGTGCAGACGAAGTTGACGGCCCTCCAGGAGGTTCTCGATCTCTGTCCGGAGGCTGATCCGGTCCTCTCGGCGGAGACGAGTTGGGAATCGGCGGGGGGGGGCTTGCAGAACCAGATCGCCACGGTGGCGCAAAAGCTCATCCGCCGCTACATCCTGGAACAGGGCCTGCCCTACCGCAGCCAGGCCGAGGCCCTCCAGCAGGTCCGGGCCGACCTGGTCCAGGGCGGCTATTACTTCACAGCGTCCACGCAGAACGCGACGGTCACCCCGAATGGTTCGAACCAGGGGGATTGCCTCCTGGCGGTGGACCTCAAAAATGGCCGCGGGGAACCGGTCTTTGTCTATCCTGAGACCTGGCAGGTGACGGCGGGGGAGCGGGGGCTGACGATTGCCGGGCAGCCCACCGCAGGGCGGACGGAGCGGACCTGGCCAGGGGGTTCCGGGGTCTATCTCAGCCTCCTCATCCGTTCGGTCAGTCAATCCCTGCTGACGAACGCTGATTTCGAGGCCTTGATGGACACGGATCAGCCGGCCGGCTGGACGATCCACACCGGAACGCCAGGGCAGACGGTCCGGGTGACCAGTCCTGAGGTCCAGCAGGTCACCCTCTCGGGGAGTCCGACGGGCGGTTATTTCATCCTCACCTGGACAGACCCCGCTGGTCACAACTGGCAGACCGGGCCCCTGGGGCCCAGTCCCACGGCGAGCGAGTTGCAGAGTGCCCTCCGCCGCATCCCGGGTCTGGAGAGGGTCACCGTAAGTGGCACGAATCCCTGGACTGTCACGTGTGAAGGGACCCCTGGGGATATCAATCAGCTGGGCGTGATCAACCGCTTGACGGGCGGGACGAGTCCCCAGGTGAGCGTCATTACGACGCAATCTGGGGACGTGCTTTCTTATCGCGGGCGGAGCCTCAAGCTGGTGGGCAACGGCAGTGAGCAAACGCTCCTTTACCAATCGGTGGAGCTGCAAGCCGACCGGCCGTATTTCCTGTTTGCCAGGATGCGGAAAACGGCCTCGGCCACCGGCGAAATCCGCTTCGAGCTCCGCCGTTCGGTGAGTGAATCGGCCCTTTCCGACTCGGCCGGGAGCCTCAACCGGCTGAGTGTCACCGTGGCCAGTCTCTCCTCGACAGGCCATAGCGGGGTCAGTGGGGCCTTCCGGCTCCCCGCAGACTATAGCGGGCCGGTCTACTTCGTGATTCATGCCGCCAGCCCGATCAATTCCGGCCAGGCGGTGGCCATAGACCAGCTGATCCTGGTCGAGGGGACAAGGGCCTACAGTGGCGGCCCCTGGCTGGCCGCAGTCTCGGGCTGGAAGGCCTATCTGGGGGACCGCTGGACGGTGACCCTGAGCAACAACCTGGCCGGGGTCTGGCAGGCCACGCTGGCCCGTTTTCTCCGCTGGTACGAGTTGGTGGACCGGCCCCCGCCCACGACTGGCTCCACCCTGATTCCGGATAGTCTCTTGAGTTAGTGAAGCAAGGAGAGATGCCATGGCACTCTGGGGATCGAGTGAACCTGTGACGACGACGAGCACCTTACCGCCGGAGGGAACGACGCCAGAACCCCTCCCGCCGGAGATGCCCGAGAAGACCACGACGTCGAGGGAACCTGCTGAGGATGAGGAGGCGGCATGATCTGGCCCTTTCGCAGACGGAAGCTCCTGTTTCGCTATTTCGATGGCGAGAACTGGGTGGCGGCGGATCCCCTGCCGCTTTATCGCCGGTTGCGGGCGGAGGCCGACCGGCTGGTCATCCTGGCGACGGCCTGGGACGAGCAGCGGCATCCGGAGGCCGACGAGTTCGTGGCCGTCGTAAGGGAGATTTTTGACCTAAGGGCCTACGATCCGGCCACAGGAAAAGGCCTCACTGAGGGCGAAGTGGTCAACGTCTTCGCCGAGTTCGATCGGTTTTTACGGGAGGTCCGGGACCGTTTTTTTCCTGGATCGACCTCGTCGGCCTTTGGGGCTGGGAGGTCCTCCGCCTCGGCGGACCGAGCCTGAGCGATCCGGCCTGGCGGTTGGCCCTGGAGATGATGCGGGATCATCGCCTCTGGCAGCAGGCCTGGGCGGTCTATCGGGGAGCAGGGATGGCGATGGGCGAAATCCCGCAAGCGGCCCTCCTGGCTCTCCTGGCCGACGAGGAGCAGGCCAAACTGGAGGCCGAACGGTTGGCCGCCTATCGCCAGTTGGAAGAGGGATTGACACGAGGCATGGCAAGCGATGTTGGGTGAATTTGCGCAGATCGTCGATGAAATCGTTCGCGGGGCGGAGGCCCTCCAGAAGGCCCTCACGCACGGCCGCGAACAGCTCGCCCAGATCGCCCAGCAACTCCAGAGCCAATCGCAAATGGCGGCCATTCCCTCATCAGGCCGGCCCTACGTTCCGAAAGGGCAGACCGAAAGCGCGGAGGCCCTCCAGAAGGCCCTCACGCACGGCCGCGAACAGCTCGCCCAGATCGCCCAGCAACTCCAGAGCCAATCGCAAATGGCGGCCATTCCCTCATCAGGCCGGCCCTACGTTCCGAAAGGGCAGACCGAAAGCGCGGAGGCCCTCCAGAAGGCCCTCACGCACGGCCGCGAACAGCTCGCCCAGATCGCCCAGCAACTCCAGAGCCAATCGCAAATGGCGGCCATTCCCTCATCAGGCCGGCCCTACGTTCCGAAAGGGCAGACCGAAAGCACGGTCGTCAATCTCGATCGCTTCCGCGAGCTCAACGCCCGCCAGCTGAGTGAGGCCCTCCGTTCCGCCGTCGCGGGCGCACCGATAACGGCTCACAAAGAAAAATTACAACAAGAGACCACCACCCCTCTTTCGCCACCCCGAACGGAAACGGCCGCTGCTAGCTCGCTAGTCCACGAATTGGTTGGGAAGGAAGCGGATCCCCGCCTGGTCGAGCAGTTGGCGAAACTCAATCCCTCGGCGGAAAAGATCGCCCGCCATCTGGAGAAGGCGGAGCGGGCCGCGGCTCAAGCAGGGCCCGTCCGGCAGCTCTCAAGGCCTCGGCAACAGCCCAGGCGACGCCTGAAAGGTCCGCAGCGGCGGGCAGCCGGTCTGGCGGGCAGGCTCCAGGATCTTCTCTGGACGCGGCGGGGGCGGGTCTGGCGGTGGAGATTGGAGCGGAGTCGTTCCCCCTTGCGGCAGTACGTCGGGCGGTCTCTGACGCAGTTTGCCGAGCGGGGGAATGTGCGGCAGTTGGCCGCGACCTTGCAGCGGGCCCCGACCGTGATGCGTTCGCCGCAGGCGGTTCAGGCCGCCCGGGCGGCGGGGATTTCCCCCACGGCCCTGGCCCGCGGGGCGACTGTCGTGGGGGCCGTCGGCCAGGCCGGCGGGGCGGTGGCCGGGGTGGCCTCGGCCCTGACCGGTCCGATCGGGATCCTTTTGGCCTTCGGCACGGCCCTGGCGGCGGCCCTGGTCTCCCTGGTCCGCTGGGCCAGAGGCCTCGACCAAACCGTCCTCACGATCCAGCAAACGGCGGAATCCTTCCGCTACGTGCACTCAGGGATGGCGGGGTTGGCGGCCCAACTCCAGGCCGCCCGCCTCCTGGAACAGCGGCGCGTGGCGGAAGGGACGTATCTCTCCACGCGCCTTTATACCGCGATGGCGGAACGCTACCGGCGGGAAGGGGAACAATTACGCATCCTGGGGGCCAATCTCGGAAACCTCGCTGGCATGGCGAAACTGGTCGCAGGCGAGATGATCAAAGTGGCCACTGGGTTAAAACTCCTTGAGCAAGCCGCCGGACCGCTCAACCGCGGATTGGATGCCGTGCTGAAAACGATTGAGAAGCATGTCGGAATCAACCTCGAGGGTAAATCGCCGGCCGATTGGTGGTTCCATTATCTGGAACGGATGCGGGACGCCCGTGTGGCGATGGTTCCCCGCCGCAAGCCGGATGAACCCTTCAACAAACGTCCAAAAAAATGATCATTGTCACCTACAATAAGATCGTTTTGAAAAACGTCCTTACGAAGGCCTTCCGCCAGGAGGTGATCTACGACCCCACCCAAAGCGACCCCTGGTATTCGCGTTTCACGATGACCTTCGAAGGCGTCATCACTGACCTGGCCAGTTACAGCGGCTACGAGGGGAAAAGCCCCAATGTCTTCTGCCAGACACACGTCCCCCAGAGCAAATCGCAGATCTGGCTGGACGCCCGTCAGGCCCTCATGGACCCCCGCCATCCCCTGGTCGTGGAACAACTCGTTCAGGAGCCCAACGGGGCCGTGATTGCGGCCACCGTCTTCCGTTGCGTCCCCTCCAGTGAGAATCCCGACGACCCCGACCGCGACGTGGCCCATGGCCCGCAGCCGCTTAGTCTCGAGGTGATCGGGGCGATCGGGACGCGGGCCCTCAAGGTCAGTTGGCAGGTCCAGTGCCAGAAGTTGGAACTGCCCGCCACAGGGGACCGCTCTTCTCACCTCGAACAGGGCCAAGGGGTGCTCGGCGTGGTCCTTGATAACCGCTGGGCGGTGGAGGAGGAACTCGACGAAAATTTCTTCTTGACGCGGACGATCCGCGGCAGTCTGCGACTCTCCAAGCCGGTGGCCCAACTCGGCTACGATTACCGCTGGCTGATGGTGCCGGCCCTGGAGGCCGGTTTCAAACGCCAACGCCTCCGCTATGCGGTGAAAGAGGACGGTCTTTCCGCCGATTACGAGGTCGTCGATCGGCAGGTCCATACGGCGGCCCCCTGGCCGGCCACCAAGATGGAGGTCCGCAACAGCAAGCGGACGCAGATGGGCACGCAATTCGGTGGTCTTTGTCAAGTGCGGCTCTTGGGCCCGCCCCACGTCTCGCGGCGAGTCCTCTTTGTGCGGGCGGTCCAGATCGTGGACGCCCTCACCGGATTTCTGAAGAAGCGGCAGGAACTGGCCAAATTCACCTGGCTGCCTATCAACTGCGAATTGAGTGAAAACATCGGCGAACTGAATGAGGTCCAGATCAGCCTCGAGTATCAGTACACGCCGCCGTCGGATCAGGTCCAGGTCCAGAACTTTTTCGACGAGGTCTTCAACATCGGCCATGACCTGAAGGGCCTGGAGCCGTGGCCGATCCCGGCGGCCGGCGATCCGCCCTTTGACCGTTATGACCCCAATCTCTCCTGGATGCCGGGCCCGTACGGCTATAACACCTGGGGCGGGGAGCGTGACCCGGCGGCCGTGGCGATCTTCCAGTGCTACTTGCAGCGGCCCTACCACCCCTGGCATGCCACCGGCTGGTGGCCGGCCCCGGCCGGGGTGCCGGATGAGACGCTCCGCCCCGAGCAACCCGAGACGCTCGTCCAGCGGGTGGAGGAGGTCCCCCAGCCGGCCCAAGAAAACGAGAGCAAATGGTCCGATGACCACCGGCAGGCCCATTACACCTACGTCCGGATGAAGAGTGTCTACAGGATCCGCAAGGGGCGGGCCCAGCTCGAACGGTCGCGAGTGGCGGACGACGGAACGACGGCCGTGGTGGTCAAACTGGGGGCCGGGAAGGCCCAGCGGCGGATCGTCTTCGACGCCGAGCGCTATGGCGAGATGCCGAAGATTCCCGCCCCGATCGACTACGAAGACCCCAACGGTGTCCGCGGCTTTCTCCTCGATTGGAATGTGGAGCTGCTCCCACCCGTGACGTCCCCGATGGGCGACGAACTCATTTATCGCATCCGGGCCTATTATCGCTATGCCCTGGACCGCCTGCCGCCGAGCGATGAGACTGCCGCCGCCTGGCCGGTCGGCCGTCTGCCCCATATCAAGGACGACTGGCCGGGTTGGACGCCGATCCAATCGTTGAGTCTGGAAAGCCACGGGGAGGTGAGGGCCTTATGAGTCGCGTCGATACCAAGCCGCAAGATCTCCTGAGCTGGATCCTCGGCCTGCTCCGCAATGGTCTGGGACTGGGGCCGGAGGCCTGTTTTCTGGCCTCCGACGATCTGGCCCCGGCGAGAATCCCGCCCCATCCCACGTTTTGCGTGGTCAGTCCCCTGGGGAGCCAATTCATCGTCGAAGAACAGACCCCGGGCAACGTCTGCGAACGCTGGGGCTTCCGGGTGCGGCTTTTTCTCCGCATCAGCCGGGATCGTCCCGGACAGGACGAGGTCCGCCTGCTCGATGCCGATGACGGGATGTTCGCCTGGAAACGGAAGCTCCTGCGGGCCCTGGTGGGAAAAGATAACCAGGACTGGAATCTTCGGGGGACGCTGGCGGCCACCGCCGCCACGCCCCTGGTCTGGCTGCGGGGCAATCGCGGCGAGATCGAATACGCCAGTTTCGCCGTGGATTTCCTCCTGGAGTTCGATTGGAGCCTGGAGTGAGCCATGACGGACCACGCGGTACCCCTCCAAGCCAGTCTCCAGGTCCTCGGGCAGTTCGCCGTGCCGATCGTGCATGGCCGCTCTGACCGGCAAGTACGGCGGTATTTCCGCCGGCAGTGGCCGGCCGGGCACTGGCCCTACACCGCCCCGCCGGAAGGGCCGTTCTTGCCCTCGCGGCTCTTTCCCCAGGCCACCAAGCCGACGCCCCTCGGCGGCTGGTCGCAGTGGCGGTGGGCCCAGGCCCTCCCCCCGCAATGGGAGCTGAATACGATCTGGCTCCCCAGCGGGGCGACCCGCTTCGGCGTGGCCCTGGTCCTGGTCTCCGGGAGCGATGCCCGGCGACTCTATCAACACCTGGACGAGGAGCTCTTTTTCTTCCTCCAGACCGACGATCGCGAAGGTTATCGCAGCCTGCTCTGTCGCCCGATCGACATCCTCCCCGTCTCGGCCGTGACTCGGCTCGATGAGGAGACGACGACAACCCTCCCCGGAAACGAGGACCTCTACCTCATGGTCCTCGTCGATCCACGCTTTTTCTGGCAATTTGTCCATATCCCGCTCCGCCAACCCGCCGGCTGGAAAGAGATCCTCACGGCCATCCAGCAGGCCCTCCACGCCGAGATCGCGTTCGTCGTCGACGACAATGGCTATGTCCTCTTCGACAATCTCCTCGAAAATCCCGAACTGGCGAAAGAGTTCGTCCCGGAGCTGGCCGACGAGCTGGCGACGACGACCACCACCAGCCGCCAGTGCCTGCCGAAACCGACGAGCACCAGCAGCTCCACGACGAGCAGCTCCACCTCGACCAGTTCGACGTCATCGACAACGTCCACCTCGACAACGTCCACCTCGACAACGACCACCCTCCCGCCGATCTATCCCGATCCGGAGGCCTGGGAGACACCCGGCCAACCGGCGACCGTCCTCCTCGATGCCGTCGCGGCCAGCCTCGGCTACACCGTGGCCGGCTTCATCGACCAGTCCCTTGACTCCGCCAAGTTCACGATCTATCTCACCAAAGTTCCCCTCTTCGATGAGGAAAACAAGAAAGATCGGGCCGGCTACACGGTCCTTTCGGGACGGGCTAATCTCCAGGCCGAACATTTGCCCAAACTAAAGCGGCTCTATCTCACTTATCCCACCTGCCGCAAGGGCCAGCTCCAGAACTGGCAGATCCGCGATTTCCGAGAGACCGACGAGGAGGAACCGACCGTCGGCGAGCGGTGGTACCGAGACTCCGCCTGTAATCTGACCGAGGCCTGCGCCCGGGCCGTCGTCCAGCGGATCACAAGCCTCCGCGCCCGGGCGCGTCCCTCCGTGGGACCGGCGGTGGTCGTTCCCGACCAGGGGCAGTGGGGCTACTTTTCGGACATCGACTGGATTGAAACGGATCTCGAACGGGGACTGGTCACGATCGCCCCCTTCCACCGCTGGGTCGAACCGACCGAATACCAGCTCACCTGCCGCGATGTCTTGGCCACCACCTCCACCACCAGCACCCGGCCACCCTCGGGCGGGATCGGCGACCCCTGGCCTAAAGACGCGCAATGTGATCCCTGCACCTGCCGCTGGAAGTGCGACCACGGCCAGCTCAGTCTGCTGGAAGATACCTGCCCCGAAGGTTGCCAATGTCTGGAGGCCCCCTCCCGCTGCCGCGACGAAGATGATTGGGAAATCACCGTCCCCTGCGTGACGACTACCACCGCCCCCTGTTCCGGAAGCTGCCTCTGGGAGTGGGACGAAGAGAATCTGGCCTGGACGCTCTCCGAGAGTGATTGCAGCGACGGTTGCCTCTGCGCTGATCCGGGATTTTGCGGGGGCGGGGATTGCCAGTACGCCAGAACGTACTGCATCCCGCAGGATGAGCCGACCAGCCCACCGCAGTGCGGGAGCACGACGACCGGCGATCCGACGACGACCAGTTCCTGGGTCAATCTCTGGCCGCCCGGTCATCCGTGTAACCCCAACCCGGATGGCTCAACTACGAGTTCGACGAGCACCACCCCGGCCTGTTGCTGTCCCGATGAGGCAGACGAAAGAGGCTGCATCGGTTGCGGTTGGAAGGCGGTCCTCGCCTGGGGCGGGGTCTTGACCTGGGTCCTCTACCACCACGACTGCTGTCGGCAGTGCATGTGCCCCTATCCGGATCGGCCGCCGGAGGATCAGTGCGATCGGGCCCACACCGCCTGTACGCGAATTCCTACAACGACCCAGGTCGGCTGCATCCCCTGTAGCGGTGGCTGCCAGTGGATCTGGAGTCTCGATCTGCAAAAGTGGCTGCTCGTCTCCTACGATTGCTCCCGCCTCTGGAACTGCCCCTGCCCTGATGGATCGGCCTGCATCGCCTGCGGTTGCGACCGGCCGAGCGAACTCTCCGCCGATCTAACCTGCGACGACCGGGTCTTCACCCCCTGCCGCTGCACCTGCGTCAGTACGACCACGACCTGGCCCTACGACTGCCCGCCGCCCGTCCCGCCGCCGGTCCGACCGCCGACCTCAACGACACCCGGCTGCGGATCCCCCTGCATCGTCAGTTGGGACGGCTCGGCCTGGGGCGGGGGGAATTGCCCTCCCGAATGCCC